CTATTTTTCAATGTGAAATTTTGGGTCTATTGTAATTAAAAGTCTTTTGAAGAGCTGTATTAAACGTTCTCTTATCGACTTTAGGATTAATGTCATTGCGTCGAAATTTTCTATTTCTTTTTTTGTTTTTATAGCAATAATATTGCTGATAATTGAAATGCCATCACTCACGATAAGTAAGTCCATTACTATGGTTACGAACCATTTAAAATTGTAATTAAGTCCTATACTCATTAATGCAAGAGCTGTGGGTATTAACAATACGGCTAATTTGGATACAAATCCTAAAGCCAGTTTTTTAAAACTAAAAGCATTACTTAATACGATGGTTTTGATAATGCCTAAAAAAGTATCCATTACCATCAGGTAAAATAATACTTTAACAATTTCTATATCCATTTCTAAGTAAATAAAAATCCCGTAAAGCAATAGTTTTATTTCGTTTGAATATTCTGAAATTTTTTGCATCGTTGGTTTTTTTTATGTTTATAGGTTGTTTGGGGAGATAAATAACCTTTTGGGGTTTTTGTACCCCAAAAGATTGTTAGTAATTATAAATTTGCTTTATAGAGAACTAATGGTTATTGAAGCTTCCTTATACGCAGATGAATTTCCGCTCGGGTCTATTGCTCGAATTCTGTAAGTATAAGTTCCGTTTGTTGAAACTTTTTCATTATAATAAGTACTAGGGTTTTTTTTCAAAACTGTAAATAAGGATCCATAGTCACTACGCGAAAGTTCGTAATCTATGGGACTATCGTCGTCTTGTGAAGGGCCCCATTCTACTTGTATATAACCTTGACCATTATGAACACAATGAAGATATGAAGGTACTGTTGGTGCAGTTAAATCTGCCGCAATTGTAGCTTGTGTTAAAGTAGCCGGTGTAGATAAATTTCCGGCTGCATCTCTTGCTATAACAGAAAAATTATATGATGTACCTGCAGTTAATCCTGCAACGGGGAAAGAAAAGACATTGCTATCGACAATTTCTAATAAAATACTTTCTTTATAGATAAGATAATTAGTAACGCCAACATTATCAGTAGACGCAGTCCAGTTTAAAGTTAAACTTTTAGTACCTATATTTGAGGCTTTTAAATTTGTTGGGCTTGTTGGTGCCGTTTGATCGCTTGAAAGGCCTGTGTATTCTATGAATTGAACTACTCTGTAAGGATTTAGAATATCTATAGCTGCAGCAATATTTCCATTATTTACCGCGCCTGAATATTTTTTTTCACCTGCATATTCGATATCTGTTGCATTCACGTATCTGGAATCACCTCCGCTATTATCACCTGCTGAAACTGGCAAAATTACATCTAGTGGAGGAATGTTTTCTTTCTTCAATATTTTACCTATTCGTCCGCCGGTATTTCCTAGTGTGTCAAAAGGAAATACTGCGCTGCCGAAGCTATCTCTGTAATAAGTTATACCATTACCTCCATCCCCATCCTGTTGGTCACTTATTTCTTGTGCAGTTGGATTATAAAGTCCTACAGGCATTTTTCCAACCAATGGTTTATATTCTTCCCAGCCTTCAGGAAATGGTGCAGGTTTTCCCCAAATGGCAACCATTCCAATAGGTACAGCTGTCGTAGGTTTGTTTTCTAAAGCTGTAATGCGACTCAACAACGAATCGATTAGCGTATTATTTTTAGTGACCTGATTTGAATTGTCTATTACCAATAAAGATTTAGTAGTATCAGATGTATTTAAATTCTCTAAATATACTTTTCCTCCAATTGAAGTATTTTGCCAGTCTGAGCCATAATTTAAAGTAAGATTTGTACTGTCGTTTACGATTGCTCTGCCTAAAGCTGATCCCAATCTAAAATCTGTAACTCTTACATTGGCTGTAGCGGAATCTTTGATATCTAATTTCGATAATTTGTAAGGGCCCAAATCCAGATCTCCTTTCATTGCCTTTGAGCCGTCAAGCGGAAGATAGTTTTGATTGATTAGATCAATGTTTGTCTCAATCGTTTGTAAAATATCTTCAACGGTTTGAAGATCTTTAACAACTTTAAAAGTGGCTAAATCATAATAATGTACTGCTAATGCATCAGTAATTTGAGAAGACAAAGGACGATTTGCATAATCTTCCGGGCTGATATATTGTGCTTCATAATCAAAATAAGCCGTTTGAGATACTCCTGTTCCGTAAACTAAATTTGTTCCTGTTCTGGTTGTTTTTAAAAATCCGGTTGGAGTACTTTTTTGAATAGGATATAAAATTCCGTCCGGTATTCTTACTCCTGTACTATCTTTAGGATGAATAATAGCCCAGCCTTCTTTTTCGTTTGTTGCCGGAGCTACTAAGTAGTCATAATCCGGCCTGATGCTTAAATGACTTTTTAAAGCTCCGAATAATTCAGACCTGTAAGCAGTTTGAAGCCTTTCTAAAGTTTCTTGCTCGAGAGGAAATCCCCCCGGATGACTAAAATTTACTTGTTTCATTTTTATTAATTTATATGTCTGTTATTTTTTTGTACTATTTTTTGATTTCTGAATATTTCAACTTTTAGTCTATATTTTGAGATGAATAAGAATAAGTCTCATAACTTTTGCCGGCCAGTTTGTAAAAGTTTAGCAGATTGTGGTATTCGATATTTGATACTCTAATGGCTTCACTTTTTTGTACTGGTCCACTTGTATCTGGTTGCACAATGATGGTTTGGTTGGTTATTAAGTTTTCAGGTATGAACACTCTGAAATTGGCATAGGCTATTGTAGTGTAATCTTTACGATGGGCGAGATAAACCGGTTTATTATTGCTGTTTTTATATTCATCATGTGTAAAAATTTTCAATTGTGGAATCATTAAAGTTCCGTCCGGTTCGTAATACTCTTTGTGGAGATATACATACTGTAAAGTAGGTTTGACCGATTCATCTATATAAATTAATTCTTCTAATCGTTTCTGCTCAGTACTTAAATTAGGATTGTAATTTTTGGCTGGATTATAAGTTTCGTTCAGCACTTTTTCGAGATAAATGACCTGACCGGTATGCTGCATTTTATAAAGAATCTCTTCGTAGAGGGTATGAAGGGGTGTCAGTAGAACATCGAGCCAGTCAAAATGTGTTTTTTTTCTAAGAATAGGAGGGATGAGCCATAACAACAGCTTTTCCCATTTTAAAACGGTGTATTTATTCATTGTGTATATATTAGACTATTGTTTATCTCGGTAAAAAGTATAAGGAATGTAGTTGACCTCAACCTGAAGTGTATCCATGTCAAAATAACCTGCATTAGGAATAAAATATTCGATCCTGGTCACATCTGCAGGATTTTCAGGTTCGTCACCAGGATTTGTTGCCCAGGCAGTTTCGACTTTTTTCAATATTGGAATTTTAACGCCCTGCGCTTTCTGAATGGCATCAACCAGATAAGTTTTGACAAAGGCACCATTAAACTCGATATTTTTTAAATGATCTTTAACGGCATCTAATACTGGGAATTCCTCACTATTTAATATTAATGAACCATTTCTTGGATTAAAAACATAATGGTTTAACTGGTCAGTTTCTTCCTGGGTTAATTCCCTGCTTAAGCTTTTTAACTGATAATATTCAATGTCTTTTGGATCGATATAAATACTTAAGGGATCGATGTAAACATTCAAAGTTAATTTTAGATTATCTCCCTGATCAGATGTGATATAGACCTGATTTCCTGCATCTTTAATTTTGGCGATGTATTCTTTAAAAGCAAAAAGTTCATTTGGAACATCAATTCTGGAAATCTTTTCGTCTTTTACGGTGGCAACTTTTATAAAAACAACTCCAACTTTATTATGAAAATAGTCTGAGAAAATTTCTTCTATTTCTTTGTTGGGTTTAATCACTGTTTCTAAGTCAATTTCACTTACGGCACAATGTTTTATTATTTTAGAATCTTCGATTTCAGTATCCGTAAGACCTGTAGTATCAAATTGATACAAACCGTCTTTCCAGATCAGTGACATTCCGTTACTCGAATCCGGGTCTAAAGGCATCCCGTAATGAAAATTTAAAGCCTGTTCGCGATACCAATTTAGGGTATGAGGCCTTGATATCAGGGCATTTTTCTCTACTATTTTTTCATGTACCCAAATAGCAGTAGCCACTATGTTGATCCAAAGCTTCCAAATACCCGTCTTTGACTCTGTTAAGCCATTCAGGGAGGGTTGTTTCCCTTTTTCAATCAGAATCTCATTCTGTATTTCAGCAATTGTACGTGCCATATTTTAATTTTTTAATATAGTTTAGCCTGTAAGACATGTGTAATATGCTTATAGATAATTGTTTATGTTTTTTTGTAAATGCTACAGAGATGTAGTTTTGCTTTTAGAAATTTCTAAAAAAGAGAAATTTAAAGGTATAATTGCCATACAATCCTGATTTGAGAATCAGGGTTTCTGTTAATGGCAAGTGAGTCAATTAATTAATAAATGATAAAATCATCTTCAATAATCATATAATCAATTCCGGAGAAATTGTCCAGTAAATACTGTTCTTCGTCTGTAATAGAAGTTGCGGGCTTTAAATTTCTGGAATTGTAATATTCAACAATATCCTTTTTAAAAGCTTCTCTGCCTATTTTTAAATCTTCGTAAACAGAAATATCATCTGTAAGGTTAAATTGATCATTGTCTTCTAAAAGGTCGAATACTTTTTCTATGCTTCCATATTCCTGCAAAGAGATGTCAAAAATGTTTTGGTTTTCTTGTGGCTTAATAGTTCCCATCGATTTTAATGTTTTGTAAATCGTTGACATCAAGTGTTTTTACATAAAAGTTGTCATACGATAATTGTTTATCTATTTCGTTTTCTAGTCTTAGCCTGGATGTTGCATCCGGGCTGTTAATGTATTTTTTAATTCCTACTCCAAGAATAGGAAACTCTTTATAACTTCCTTTCTGGCTTAACAATAGATGTTCTATATTTTGCTGATCTGCCTCTTTAATGGCAAAATCTCCATTTGTAATTAACAAGTCCTCATCTATGATAAAATCTTTCATATGTCGTTATTATTTGTTGTTTTATTAATGAATATCTCCTTTGAATTTGCGCGCCATACCCAAAAGATGATGTTTTATTTGATACTGTAAAAATACGCTATGCTTTTCCTTTAACCAAGATTTTAAGGGTTGCGAATCAGTAGTTTCAGTAAGTTGAGCGTTTTTTAAACGTGTTGTTAATCAGCTGTTTATTGGGATAAAAATAAGATTTTTATATTCTTGGAATAATCACTTCAAGAATAAAATTAAAAATTACTTTTAGGATATTATTTTTAATTTCATTCAGTTTTATTTTTGAAATCCCGGTAGTTTGAAGCGTCTGTAATGCCACTAAATCTAATTGACTTTTTAAAAGCCATTCTAATTCTTCTTCCGTTAAATTTCCTGCAGAAAAAAGAATCATCCAGCGTTCCAGTTTTTCTTTGGATGCTTCCAAAAATGTGTTTAAGTCTCTCTCTAATTCGGTTTTGTTTTCTTCATAACTTTTTGTTATAATCGTTTTTAGTTTGCCTTTTAACTCTTCTATTAATTGATCGTTATTCATAGCTTTTAAGTATTACTGTTGATTAAATCTAAAAGTGCATCTTTTGATTCCTTGTCTTTTTTAATTTCATATTGAATCAGTAAATCCAAAGCATCTAAAACCTGTTTTTTGGATTCGTCTGCAAAAACTGGCGATAAAAATCCTTTCATTTCCCAGCGTTTGAAGAATCCGGCCAGAAGATTTTTTTCTTTATCGTTTAAAACTGTCCACATCGCAAAAGTGATTTTGTTATTGGGTTTGCTTTTTTCATATTCGGCCAATTTTTCGATAGTAATCAACAACCTCTGAACTTCTTCTTTATGAGTGTTATAGGGAGTAGTAGCTTTATCCATTAATTTGGAAGTTTCTACTTTTATTTCTATAGTTTTTTGATAAGAATATTGGTCGAATAGGGCAGTTTTGGTCGAAGTACAGGAGCTAATTGCAAAAGAACTGGCAATTAGAAAAATGAGGTGTTTTAATTTTAAATGTTTCATCTGGTTATTTGTATAAGATTACATAGTTTTTTCTGTCGCGTTTTAGTTTGCTCAGCACTTTCCAGTCGCTGTAACCTTTTTTGTCAAAGTGCGGAAGATCTTTAAAGGTTTTCCAGTCTCCGCCCCAGTTCCAGTTGTATTTCTTGAAAATTTCGACACATTCCTGCCAGTCCGAAATTTGATCACCATCCCAGTCTTTTGCCGTATCCCAGGAAGCTGTTTTACCATCTATAATCAAGCAGATGTCTACTGCAAAGCCATAATTGTGAATAGATTGTCCGCCTTTGGCATTCGTAACCTTTTTTCCTGGTTTCGTTCTTCCAAAAGCATAAAGATCCTCTTGTTCCTGAAAAGTTCTGAGACTTTGTGTGATGCGTACCTTTGCTCGTCCAGTTAATGCCAGATCGCATTCTTCGATGATTTTAGTAACTTCTTCCCTGACCGAAGGATGAAGCAAATCAATGTGTTTTTTTGTTGTTTGATCCATATTTGTATTTATTAAAGATTTCAAATTTTGAGAATAAAAAGCCTTCCTAATTGTTTTAAGACAATCAGGGATTTTAATATTCGATAAGATTTATTGTGTTTAACGATTTATTTACGGTTAAGAAAAACTTGTAAATAAAGCTTGAAAAGTTCCTTTTTTGTGATCACATTTAAGAAGTGAAACACGTTTTAATAACACTGTAAAAATACGCCGAAATAACGTGTTTGAAAAATAATATGGAGTTGTAAGTCAGTAGTTTCAGTAGAAGTAATATAGTTTTTTATGGAGGTTTTAGATTAATAATTGTATAAAAAAATCCTCGTTTTTAGAAACGAGGATTTAATGAATTTAAAATTAATACTTGAGGTTAATAAGAATATTTATCTCAATATTGATGATTTCTTTACTTTAGAAATTTATCAAAATACAAAAACATTTTACAGAAAAATATTAAATTTACAATAAGTAAAATAAAAGAAAATATGAGATATTTTTTATTTTTAAAAATTCTAAAAAACAAAAATGTTAAGCATCCAAAAATAAGACTAGTGATAGCATATAGGATTTTTAAGAATTCTACAACATCTCCGTCAATTACTATATCGTTTTCATCATGGACAATATAGGGATCAATAAAATAGGTGGATAGAAAAAGAAAAAGTCCAACAAAAAATAATATTCGTATTATGATTTTCATAGTATTAGCTAACAATTGTAATTAGAGTAAAAATACAAATTATATGTTTTTTACGGTTTTTAAATTAAATATTTTTAATGTTGTCAAACAAAAAACTACGCCAAATATATAATAAATATTACATAAGATTTTTAATAGTTATCAATTTTGAAATTTAGTAAAAATATTGAGTTAGAAATAATTTATGATTCACTTCATATAAATTATTATCTCAAAGCATTATTAATTTCTTTTTTGTGTTTATAAATTGATCTTCCATAAGAGGTGTTCTGCTTAATTTTTTCTTTTGACATTTCTAATCCTCTATTGTAGCGGGTAGCAATAATCTGTATATCTTCTTGTGTTAATTTGTCTACTGGAGTGTGTTTAAAATCAACATCCTTTAATCTTTTTATATGTAAAGCTGCAATATAAATTCCAATGACAGGATCTAATAAAGATTTTTGTATTGCATCTCTGTTGGTTTCATTTAAACTCTCATATCCCAACTCTTTACCAGCTCTTCCTAACTGAACAGCCATATCTCCAAAAGATGTTTTGTCTGGATTATTAGTTATTGTTAGGTTTTTATCTACAACATCTGGCCCGCTCCAATCAAATTCTCTAATAGAACGGACGTTCTTTTTTAACCAATCAGGTTTGCCTCCGAATTCTGTAAATGCAATTCCTGCCAGCAAAAATGGAGGTATTCCATTCATTTTAGCTGCATGTTTTATAACTCCACTATAATACTTAACAAATTCTGCTTTTCTTTGAAATAAATAATCTTTCCCTCCTGTTGTTTTCCACCTAATTATATCGCTATTTGTCCAAGCAACATTATTAGGATTGTATTTCCACAATTTAGAAAGATTATTAGTTTGAGCATGCAAAGAGGTGATTGGGTGTTTTGTATTGAAATCATTATTTCTGACATTATTGGTGTATAAATTTAGTTGAGCCAATTCTTTGTGATTTATCTTAGAATTTTCAGCATATTTAAGCATTTCACCAGCATTTTTATCATCCTCAATCTGCTGACGCCAAATACCAAGCATCATTTGCCTGAACCTTGCCATTTCAGAAGCGCTGGTATCTTTTAGTTCTATAGTATGGTTTTTAATAATCATTAGGATAGTTTTTATGAAAGGGCAAAAAAGGTGTTTGTTATAGTATTTCTATTTTAACAGGTTTCGGCTGAATATGATCTGAGAATGCTGTGGTAATATTGAGGCGTAAATCGTCTTCTTGTTCTATTTTGGCATCACCGCCCAAGTAACAGTTTTTGAATAATACTTCAAGCGCTTTAAATTCATCCATTTTTGAAGCTTGCAATACGGCAGAACGAATGCTCATATCCGGTTTTTTGAAATAGGCAAACAAAGTGGTTTCGTCATCATCTGCAATGGTGAGTTTAACCACTTTTTTATGTTTGTATTTCCATTGGTTTAATTGTGCCTGGGTAATGTTTCCGTCAAGAACGTCGACATTTTTAGATTTTTCTATTTCCATTTTGAAACTCTTTGCTTATTTTATGATAGGGTGAATTGATGTCTGATTTAGTGGTGTCTTTTCTTGTTGATTGGACACAAGTATAAATGTCATATCGCTTATAGTAACTGATTGACTTTTTTCTATTTTTATAGAAATTGAATTTTTTTAAGTGTAATTTAAAAAAAGAGGCTGCCTGACTTATTCTTTTGAAGTTAAATAAGACTCGAAGCAGCCTCCTGAAGAAGATTCCCTGCCTAAAACGGACTAATAAAGAGCGAGTAGAATAATTTGCTTGCAAAAATCCTGTTGCTTTTGAACTTCTTTTTTGCGTAACGCATTTAGATATTGGTTTTCTCTTTTAAGTCGGTTTTATAAACGGGGAAGGGGTATTATAGTTTTAGTAGTAGTTTGTGTCGATTAATTCCACTCAACGTGAGAGCAGATCAGGTCGAAAGAAACCGCAATTTTAGTATCTCCCTGGCTAATTCCTCTGCTGTTTGAGTTGAATTCACAGTTTCTTACGGTGTGTGTAATTACTTCGTTGCTGTCATCCAAATAACTTACAATGATGCTGAAAGGGTTGATGTCCTGCAATCTTTGTCCTTTTGGCAAAGCCGCTAAAATAGCTTCAACTTCGTAATTATATAAAGTGATAGAAGCTTTTGCCTCATATTTTCCTCTACCTCTGTGAACCGGCATATCTCCGGCACCGTAATGGTTTTCTTTAGATACTGAATCACTATAGTTTACAGCTGTAATTCCGGTAACGATATTACCTGCAATACTTACTTCGATAGATGACCAGCTGTGTTGTTGTCCGTTAATTAATGGTAATTTATTCATATGTAGCTTTGTTTTTTTTATAATCCCGATAACGCTCAGGAGCTATCACCTTTCTTTTTTTGTTTTTACAAAATTGAAATTTGGGTGATATTATTGGTGAATTTTTATTGTTTGTAGAATTATAATGAATCCAATAAATTATTGTTTGTCAATTCCGAAAGGATTTTTGAATCCTAAATCAACAGTAATTTTACGGGCAGTTCCAATTGGAGTAATTTCTGCTTTTACTTTTAATTCTGAAGTAGCCAAAATGTTTTGTTTTGGATCTACATACACATCAAAAGCAGAAACTTCCTGATTGGCAACCATTGCTTCTAAAGCAGATCTGCATAAACCTTCGAAGCTTTTTGAAACAGATTGTGGTAACTTACCATCAATATCGACTAAAACCGGAGAAGCTAATTTTGGCAATAAAGCGGTACGCAATAAACGTGTTGCTTTGTTAATAGTACGGTTGTTTTCGATATAAGCAAAATCTGAAGTACCAGTTGTACAAGTAGCGCTATCATTAAAATAAACACCAGGTAAACCAGTATGCGTTCTTGCGAAAATGAATCTTTTTTCATTTAGATTACTTAAAGTTCCAAGAGTTTTAATTTCTTCTCCGCCTACAAAGCCTGCTTTTGCAAAACCTTCACCTGTAAGATTGAATTTTTCGATCCAGGCAATGTTTTCAGATACTTTTGCTTTAGAAATAGCTCCCAATGCTAATCCAACTGCTGCAGTATTTTTATACAAATATTTCAAAACAAAATAAAGAACACCTTCATCTCCTTCTTTGAAACCATCAGCGTTTCTTACGTTATAAATACCTGGCATATTGTCTGCCGGAACTAATTTCTCGTCAGAAGCTAAAGTATAAAGTTTTGATGTGCCTTCGTAATACACCTTTTGTTCAAGCGCCTTTTCAACATCCATAGCTACTACTACAGATACGTTTTCGGCATTTAATCCGGCTAAAGAAGTAGCATCATCAACATTAAAACCTTTTCCTTCCAGGATAACTTCAAAAGGCATGTAATCTGTATAAGCAAGGGCAGCCTGTTGTTGTGCTTTTGCAACTGCATCTTTTGTGCCGGCAAATGTTGTTACTCCGGAATAGATGATTGCCATTTGACGAATGTTTCCGTTTGCTTTTTCCTGCATATCCAAAGCTTTTGCAGCAACTGTTTCATAAGAAGTGGCTTTGGTTTTCATAATGTACAAATCTCCTGATGGATTCATTCTGAAGAATTGTTGAATTTGGTAATAAGCCGATTGTCCATCTACATCATAATCTGCTCCGATTCCTAATGCTTCAGCATCTTCTAATGAAGCTAAACGTTCTACTTTGTCAAAATCAAATTCAGTTGTAACGCCAGTAGAATCATTAAAGAGTAATCCTGAAATCATGTCCTGGTCTGGTGTTCTTCTTCCTAATCCACCCGATAATTTGTTAATCACTACATCGTTTAATGTACTCATAATATAAATTGTTTTAATTGTTTAAAATTTATTTTTGGGTTTTTGCTCAAAAAAGGGCAAAAGAGGGGTTGTAACAAGTAGTGAAACTTGCTATAATCAATAGTTTATTGTTTAAAAAGGTATTCGTAATCCGGAATCCAAAAAAGCAGAATTTCTATTTTTGGACGATTTATAAAAACAGGTTTTTTAATTGAATTTTACTCTTGGCCAGGAGATAAATTTGCTTTTGATATCAGGTACAAATTTAAGGCTCAAGGTTGCTTTTTCCAATTTTTTTGATGTTCAAAACCAGTAGTTTCAGTGCTTTAAGCTCTGGCCTCTGTAGCGAGTCCTTCATTTATAATGGTATAAATAGTGCGCTCTGTAAGGAACAATGTATCCGAAAGTTCAGATACTACAACTTTCATTTGTTTAGCTTGATTTCTATTTAGGTAGTTGATCACATAATCTCTCCTTTTGTCTAATAGTGTTCTGCTTCTTTTCATTTTTTGGGTTTTAATAGGTGCGGATTAATTTGTTTTTGGTGTTGTATGCTGCTTTAGTTTTGCTTCATTTATTTCTTTGTAAATATGTGCTGCTATTAAGTGGTATTAAACCATTCAGCTTAATTGGTAATGTTTAAATCTATATCTCCTTCAACCTGATTTGGGTTTATTCCTATTATTCCCGAAGTTAAGTTATAACCCAAATCTTCTAATTCTTCATTACTTAATCCATTATTAAAAAGGATATATTTCTTTTTTAAAATATTTTCAATTAAGGTTGTTTTATAAGTGATCTCCCAAATGAAATAATTGTTTTTATCCCAATAAACATCTTCATTAACATATTGCTTTTCTTTTACCTTAAAAGTAGAATTGGTATCTATAAAAGCATTACTAGCAGCAGGAGACAAGATAGCTTTGTCAAGACGATATGCCATCTCGAATACCTCTTCGTAACTTGTTGATGTGAAAGAACTAATAGGTAATACGATGTACAAACAAAAAGAGACATCAGCTTTGTAATTTTTTTCAGATGAGGTTTCCCAGGAAATCGTATCATATTTAAACATTACTAAAGGTTTATCAATAGTAGTTTTAAAAACAGCATCACTGTAAAGTTGTACTGTTGGCGCATTCGTAGAAAACTCAGTTTCGATTGCGTTCTTTTTTTCGCTATAAAAGTCTTTTAAAATCATATGATGGATTAATTTTTTACAAATATACAACATATGTTTTAATATATACAACATATTACGATAAAAAATGCAGTAATTTCAGTAATATGATTTGCTTTTTTACACTGTCTATTAGAGTAATACAATAAGAAAAAGGTTTTAAATGTCTTTAAATTCAGCTGTTACGTAAAATAAATAGAAAAGAATGCTATTATTTATTATATATTTTTTAGTTTTGCAACATATAGTGGAATATGCTGTGAGGTGTAAAACATATTACATAAATAAAAAAAGGCAATTACAACATGGAAATACATTCTAAGATAAAACGTATTATAGACGAGATGAAGTTAAACAATAACTCATTTGCAAAGTTAATAGGAGTAACCAGCACAACAATAGACAGTATCACTATTGGTAGATTGCAAGCTGATGGAGATAGAAAAAGGACAAAACCAGGTTTTGATTTGCTTCAAAGTATCATCACACATTGTAATGTAAATCCGGATTATTTTTTTGGAGACAGTGATGAAATTTTTGTTAATAAAACAAATAGTGAAGTTGGTTTACATTTACCAAAGATAATTACGGTAAATGAAGAAGGCGAGGAGAATATCAATTTTGTTGGAGTAAAAGCAAGAGCGGGATATTTAGACGGTTATGCTGATCCGGAATATATGGAAAGTCTTCCGTCATTTAGTATGCCAATGCTAAAAAATGGCACTTACAGGTGTTTTGAGATAAAAGGAAACTCTATGTCGACAACGATTCATGACGGAGATTATCTTTTTGGAAAATATGTTGATAATTTTGATGATATACTTGACGGAAGAATTTATGTGATTATCAGTAAAAATGACGGAGTAGTGGTAAAAAGGGTTTTAAACCGAATTAGGGAAAGCGGCAAATTAATCCTCAAATCTGATAACAGAGACGGAAATTACCCCATGTATTCAATTTATGCTGAGGATATTCTGGAAGTTTGGTACGCCAGTATGTATGCCTCTAAGCAAATGCCGGACCCCATTAATATTTATGAAAAGATTCATGATCTCGAAAGTAAATTCTACGAAATGGAAGAGACTTTACGAAAAAAACTCAATTAAGTTTTTTTGACTAGGGATCCTATTTCTAAAGTTGAGGTTTTAGAAATAAAAAATGCCTCTTACTGTTTAAATGGTAAGAGGCAATTTCTATACTAATTCAAAATTTTTTTAGGAAATATATCCGGTTCCTGTTCCGGTTTGTGCTGATGCAGAACCGGTTGTTGTTACTGTTGTAGTAACTGTTCCTGATTTGACGAATTTGTCAATTGCAGCTGCTAATTGATTTGTAATGTTATCTATAGATGAAGCCCCATCATGTTCATTTGCTTTCTCTTCTGTTAAAAGTATTTTTATATCCTTTTTTAAATCTGCTATGTTTAAAGCCATAATTTCCCTATTTTAATAGTTCTGTCAGTTTTCCTTTAATTGTTATAAGTTGAGCTAAATTAATTGGTGGTCCTGATGGTCCGACTGGCGTGGTTACTGTAATTTTTCCAATTTCATCAATTAATTCTTCTAGTTTTGATTTTAAACTTTTTCCACCTACGTCAATTTTAAATCGATCATCCATTTCAAGAGTTAGATCTCCTTTCTTAAATGAAGTTTTAGCATCAGAAATTATGGCTTCAAAACCATCTTGAATCGTTATTTTGGCTTCTCTATCTTTTAAATTAAAAACTGTTTTGCCTTCATTAATACTGATTTTTTGTTCGTTAATATTAAAGCTGTTCTTCGAAATTTCTTTGCCATCGGCATCATAAAAAAAAGTGCTAATATTTGGATCTGATACATTTCCATTAAATTCTAATTGCGCAATATTTTTATATGTAGCCGAAGTTGAGGCTGGATTGCTTTCTTCTTTTTGTTTGAATAACATTTGGAATTTATTCACATCTGTATCGATTTCCAGAAACTGATTTTGCTCATTTTTGAAGCGAATAAAAGTACGCTCGATTTCTGAAAATTGAGAAATAAAGGCCCGCGTTTCTACTCCATCAATTATTGTGGCCAAAACCCAACTGTCTTTTTTAGGAATCGTAATAATTCCTTGTTCCAGATCCTGAATAGAAGCTTTCAGTCTTACGTTTTTAATTACGGCACCATCGGCCCGTATAATGTTTACGGTGTAAGCGTCTTCAGGATTATGGAGTGATGCTACTTCTTTATTTATTTCGATGACTTTTGCTGCAAAAGTTTCGATAATTTGATTTTTATTGGCGACGTCTTTTATTAGATCTGTTATATTTCCCATTTATGTATTTTTATATTGTTTCTACTCTTCGTCCTATATAAATTTTTTGTCTGTAGCCGTTTTCGCCAAAACTCCGCTCTACTTTTTCTACCTGAAAGGTTCCGTTTTTTTCTGTATCCTTTGCATTTTCAAGAATTACCTGATCCGTAGGTCGCACAAAAGGTTCGCCAAAAGTCAGAAAGTAACCTTCAAACCCGCTTGGCTTAGATTCCATGGCTCTTAAAGCGGCATATTGATACAGCTCTGAAGCTATTTCTGTTGTTGCTTTTTTGAAAGCCGCAGGATCTTTTGGTAAGTTTTCACTGTCATTATGCAATACATGGGTTTTTATCAACTGACCATTCGGATCACCCAACTCGATATAAATTGGTGTGTTTGAGTTTTTAAAATATTTTTCTACTCGTGTACGGGTGTTTTTTGTAGATTCATTCACGACGATTAATTTATCTTCAATAATATTATAACGAAACCTGAAACGTACTTTTCCCGAAAATTTATCAGAAATTGATTGGGTGGCTTTGCTTAATTGAGAACTTAAAAGAGCAAGTCCCTGATTAATCAACTTTTTTACAAGTGTTCCCGCTAAAGGACTTTTAATGAAGTTTCGATCTATAAAACCGGCTAATTCAGTGGTAGTATGTTGTTGTGGATTATTGGTAATCGTAAGTACGGGCGCGGCATCTTCGATTTTAAAATACGTATAAATTCCTTTGTCTTTTAGCATCTCGAAAACCTGGGCCAAACTTTGATTTCTGTTGATTATTACATTACCTAATTCCTCATCGAGAGCATTTACTTTAAAAGGTAATTTTAGTTCTTTGATTCTTTTTTCAAAGAAAGTTTTTGGATTAAAATTTTCAACATTTGTAGTAGGGTTTGTTGCGACAACATTCAGAGTATCATTCTTATCCTGAACATCGGCATCTTTTACGGCCTTTACTTTTTTAAAGGCATACATTACATCTTCGCAGGTTATTACAGCATTTATATCTGTTTGAACTCCGGTAATATAACCTCTAAAAGCAGGTTTGTAATCACCATCATATCCTAAAAAAACTTCTACGAAATTTTCGAGTTTAAAAAAATCATGAATTGTTTTTTCGCTGCCACTTGCATTTGTAAACATGCTCTGATCAAACCCTTTCGTATCAGTATATACTTTTTGGGGCATTACAATTGTTGCTGTATCAGTAAGCGATTTGTATGAACTGCTGATGTCTACATTTTTCACATAGGTAAATTCATAAAATTTAGGCGTAGGAATAAGTTTTATCGTTTCGTAAACTCTGATTTTAGCATTTAGTTTAAGCATTGTCTCTAATTATTAGTTCTACAGTCTCGTCTGATGTGGCACTGGCCGTAAATTTCTGAATGTTTTTTGTGCCGGAAATAGAAGGAATAGAGTAGGAGTCGATCACTAACTCATAAATTCCAAATCGATTCAAAATAGCATGCGTTACTCTTAAAGCATAAGGAGCATTTAAGAATTGTTTCAATAAGAAAAGTTTTTCTTTTGGATATTCATCTCCTGTTTCATTCGCTATTAGTCCTTCGATTGAAATACTAAAATCACCGTTTGTAATATGTTCTTTTATGGTTGAATTTCTTCCTTCTACACTCTCTTTTTTTATGATTTTTGAACGATTTAGATTAACAGTAACTGCATCTACTCGTAAGCTGGGTAAATTAAGATCGGTTTTTACCAGGGGTTCAAAAACCAAAGGGGCAAAAACTCTTAGATTAAATTCGCCACCGGTTTTATCGATAATAAAATCTTTAGATTCTGATTCGTTATAATTCATGCCGGTATACTCAGCTTGTTTTGTATCTAAAATTTCGTTTACATTAAAATTGAATTTCATAATGATTTATTTTTTTTTTAATTTGAAAATGTTTGTGCAAAGGCCGTCATGATTGTATTTTCCATTCTTTTCTCGTTGTGTTTTTGTAACCAAAGAGCTTCTTCCAGAAGTTTATAAAATTCATCTATATAAAGTTTATAAGGATCTACCTGAAAAGCATGTCTGATAAGCGCTGCCGATTTTTTAAATTCATCCTTTTGTGGTGTTGCGTCGATTGCAAATTCACTGTCTTTTTTAATCATAGCTACAATTGAATTTCCTGCAGAAAGCATGAATTCATCGTCATAATTTTCCTTGTCAAGAACACATTCTTTAAATAAAAACAGGATTGCTTCATGCGGATTATCCTTGTATAAATTTTGATAGTTTAAGAAAGTATTGAACGAAGGTTTTTTGCAGTAAGTTGTTGTTAATTGGTCATCTGAGGTCAGTTTTAATACTGTACCGTATTTTTCTTTTAATTTTTCTATTGATAATTCGTCTGGCATTTTTTGTGGTTTTAGAGATTTTGTCTTTTTGTTGTGATAAAGAATGTGGTTTAATTTTTTTTAGAATATTTAAATACTGCTATCCCTGCTTTCTTTTTTTATAATTTCGTTCAGGTTTTCATTTTTCTCAGATACGCTTAAAGGCGTGATATTAAAACTCTCTATAAAAATGCTTCCTTCCGATGTTTGCATTAAAGGATTTTTGAAATTACTCATGTCTGGTGTTTTAGGTGTTTCGCCTAAATCTTTGGGTGTATAATCCATGATTGGTGTATTGTTTTTAATTGTTAATATGATTGTTGGAGTGACTTATATAGTTGAGGTTTCCACTTTCAGAAATATTTTGAAAGCAGGAGTTTTTATGCGCCTTTCAGGCGAACTAATTGTTGGAATTAGAGTATGTAAAAATACGTTGGAAGAAGCTTAAAAACGAAAAATTGAAGGTTTGTTTTCAGTAGTTTCAGTAGAAATTTTTTACTTAATTTATTGATTTTTAGATGTCTTTTTAGTTTGTTTTTGAAATATTAAAAAACACCCAGGATCATCAGGAAATTGATATTCTCCTAATAATCTTTGGGTGTTAATTTTATGAAAGTTATTATGATTATGAGACTGATTATTCAGTTTTGGTTACCAAGCCGTTAAAGCGGGTCATCCCCATGTGTTTGCTGCTCTACATAAATAAATGTAATCTGCAGTTATATAATCGGGAAAACCAAAAGTGCGGTTTTGCAGAGCCAAAAGTTTCAAAAAAAAGCCAATACATGTTGTATTGGCTTTTGCATACCTTTTAATCACTCTTTAAATTTTCTCTCGCACCATCCTAATTTTCTGTGTATGCACCAGAAATTAATAATGGATTCATTTTCGTTTGTAACAAGTAAAACTTATAAATATTGAAAAGTTAATTTTAAGAAGTTGCTAAAAGTGAGAAGTAAAAAATATTACCTATGCACTCTAAAACTCCTGTTCTATTTGGCGGAACTATACAAGAGCTGCCTAATACGCCGTTTATATCTATTGCATTACTTCTGCTAATTGTAACATTGCCTGTCATTCTGTTAATAAAAGTCATTCTTCGACCTCTAAAATAAGTTGGTGTGTTGTCGAAAGTTACACTACAGTTTGCTACTGTATTAAAAACAAAGCTCATGCTGTTTTGTGTTGTAGGCACAATGTAGCTGGTTGTTTGAACAATTACGGCTCTGTTGTACTCTGTTGCTGGAACTTTATAAATTCTACTCCCTGTATCCATTGCTAAGAAAAAATCGTAAACATATTGCGCAGGCTTAACGTACATTATATCATTTCTTTGTACCCAGTATTGAGAAATGTCTTCTGGGTTTTTTATAACATTTCCGTCTTTATCAAAAGCTAACAAATTGCCTCCAAATTTAGGGTAGTATCTTATGTAACTATACGCTCCTATGGAGCCAACACAACCGTAATAGCTGTCATTCCAAAACATTAAAGTATTGCCGTATTCCTGCTTTATTTCTCCTTCAAATGCATAAGTACTTGTAAACTTATGTATTCCGTATCGTGGTGTCGTTCCTGTTGTCTTCGGGCATATTAATAAGCTTGTTCCTTCAAATCCTATAGCTGATATTCCTAAGCTTCTCCAGTTTGAGTTTGCACTAGGAACTCCAGTTAAATTTATCGCTGTAGCGTCTCCAGAAGTTAACTCCAAAACGTAAATCCCTGTATTATTTACTTCATCTTTTGCTAAAGCGTAAACAGTTCCAAAGTTAACAAATTCTCTTCCTAATGGAACAGGAGAACTAAACGGAGTTCCTACTCCAGCGTAAGTAATTCTTTTTGTCTGCCCTGCATGATCGCTAAACATGTATAATCTGGCTGCTGAAGTAAAAAGATTTCCTATTAATGGTTGTCCTGTTACTGGACTTGCCCCTAAGTCGGTCACTAAACTTATAGTATCGTTTGTGGCTAATAATTTATAAATTCTATTGATAGAATAATCTGAGTTTGTAGCTCCAAAATAAACGTTATTGTCAGCACCTAAAAAAGCATGTGTAGCAAATAAACCGTCTGGGATGGCTAAATCTGGATACGTTGTCAATCCTGAGGCAGAACTTGTTCTAAAAGTTGCAATTTTGTTTATTACAGAAGAGTCTTTATAAAAAACTAATCCTATAGATGTGTTATAGAGGACTGGTATTCCTTGCGTTCCTCCTGTTGGTGCTGTCCAAATCATACCACCTCCACTAAATGATTGTTTTTCATATATTCCGACACGACGTTCTGAGCCATTCCAGGAAAAAGAAAGCATCCAGATTGCTGTTGTTGTAGTTAAAACTGCAGGTTTTACGTAAGTTCCTACACTGTCAACGTTAGTCAAAAACCATTTTTCTATATTTGGCGAAAAATCAACTTTATCAAATTTTAATCCCATAATACCAGCTGCCTGACTGTCTATTGTAATAGGTCGAGCAGAGTAAACAACGTTTGTGCCGTCAGACAAATAACCTGCCGTAGCTGGTATTGCATTATTTCCGCTTGATTTCAAGTAAGCACCAGAACCAAAAACATCATGCACCTGCATATTTGCACTGTTTACTCCTGTAGACGTTATGCCCTGACCAGTTAACGTGAATTCGCCACCTGAACTGCCAAAAGAATCAGACGGCAACTCTTTAATATCTCCGTCAGCTGTTCGCATAAGAACTTTATCTTCTAAAGAACCGATATTAACCTGTTGAAAGTTTAAAGGTGTTTTAAATGTTTGTTTAGCCATAATTTTTAATTAAAAGTTATCTCTGAACTTCCTCAGATGTAGTTTGTTCAGATTTGATTATTTTTTTCATTTGTACCACACCATCAATAAATGATAAAGTGATTGATTCGTTTTCATTTGAAGAATTTGTAATTGTCAGGCAAATTCTTTGACAATATTTCTTCATGCTTTTTAAGCCTCTTTTTAAGCTTTAGAACCTGTTTTCTTTTGGACATATTTAAACTTTATAATTCAAGTCCTGATTTAATGTCGTAGCTGTTATTGCCCGAATAGGTGCCGCATATAAAAACTCCATTAATATAGCCCAGGCAAAAATCGCTGGATTCTTTTATTTTTGGATTTCCTTCCGGACTAGTTTTGAATACCAGAACTTCACCGTATGGTATTATCCTAGCAATTGCCAATAAATTTTGATGTGTATTCTCATCTGTTAAGTGACTTTCAAAAACTTCATTGTCAGTTTTACTTAACAGCAGCTCATCAATGCCTTCTACGTCTGCAACAGGAATTTTTTCGCTTTTGTGTCGAAAACTATCCCAAGTATCCCAAAACTGCTGTTGCGTTGGTTTTAAACCAGTTCTAAACCATTGTTTTATGGTATTTAATGTTTGTAAAGCCATGTTTTTTCTTTTTTTTATTATGTAGTTTTAGATTTTGGTAAATTCAATATTAGGTTCTTAGGTAATTCTGCCATGATTTTGTGTTTGATTTATATTGGAGCTATTAATGCTCAATGCAAGTAAATATGGTTTTCTATTAGAGAATAGGAGAGGATATTGTTATAAAAACATCCTGAAAGTTTGCAAATTGACGTGTATGGCCCAATAACACTATTCGACTTCTGAGAGTGTAAAAGTAGTAATGAAATAGGTGAAAAAAGAAAAATAGAAATTGTGTTTTCTGTAATTTCAGTAGAAAAAAAACACTATAAGTTTGTGATTAACAGTTTTATATTTTAAAAAAAAATAAAAACAACATAGTTACTGAAATCGAATTTACTCTCAGTTATTTATAACACAACTCCTGTAATGTCTTTTACTTTTCTTCATTAGAAAATAAAGTAGTAATACTTGGTAATGCTGCTGATAAAACCAAACCAATCAATTTAATTCTATTGATTGTCAATAGTGACAATCCTGCATCTTGTAAGAGATCGAATTTTGTATCGATTAAACCTGTTAAAACAATTAAAAGGCTAACGATTACTGTGATTTTTGATTTGTTCATATAATTAGTTTAAAGCGTTAAGGTTAATGTTGAGGATTGGATTCATCGGTTAAAAGTTTTGTCATATATAAACTTAAGATGATTGTATTAAAGTCTAAAGGTTAAGGATACTGTACTCTTCCTTCTGCGATAGTTTCTGAGCTTTAAGTCCCCATGAAAAGTTAAGTGACTTTAAGTTTCAAATTGATTTTCTTAATAGCGGATTTAAAAATCGAAATTTTTAAATCCTAATGTTGATAAATCCCCCTATTTTGATTCTTATATAAATACTAAGATTTCTAATCTTCTAATCTGCGCTATTTAATTTAAATGTGTTGTCTTCAAATTGTATGATAATTTTAACCGCTAATTGGTTGTCCTGTATAATCTACATGACAGTTATTTGAGCCTAAAGAAGTTTCGGTAAATCCAATAAGTGATCCGTTGTAAGAATTTTTACTTTTGTCATTTGCAATTGTTCCCGTTTTTTCATCAAATCCTAAATCAAGCAATACATCATTTGTTGCCGTTGTTGGTACAATTTTACCTCTGGTATTAAAAAGCTCAAAAACCTCTGTTTCTGAAAGTGCTTTTTTAAAAACTTTAACATCATAAACTATTGCAGTTGAGCTGTAAATTCCCCGGTTTCCAGTTGATCCAATATAGACGGTATTTGAATCACCAACAATTCTGTTTGTCGATACGGAGTCAAAAAATACTCCGTTTTTATAAACCTTCATTATATATCCATCATAAGTTACACCTATTACAATAGTCTCATTTATTGTATACGGAACTGTTACTGGTTCAGCCTCTATTCCGGTTAATTGAAATGAAACCCAAAAAGTTCCATTTAATCTCAAATCAATGCTAAATGCATTACTTCCTTCAATATCGTTTATCCAGTTTGTAAAAATTACTTCATAAGCTCCTACTTTAGTGGGCTTGAATATTATATTTACTGAGAAAGGAGTTGCTGTGTTCCAATTATTAACTCCACTTAAATTTGAACTTATTACTTGATTCCCATTGAACTTGATTCCATTATTAATCCATTTTGCTCTATCGTCCCTATTAATAAAATCTGAATTATTTGAAATTATATTTCCATTTAAATCTTTAATTAACATCGTTAGATCCTTTCACGCTTTTAAAAGTTATTGAATTACCTGTGTTTGTTGCTCCGTATGCAAATTGAATATCAAAAATTTTGTTTGTTGTCGTATCTATAGTAACAGAATCCCCTGAAACGGAATAGATATTCATACCATCTATCAAAACACTTAAATTTGCAATCATTGCTCCCGAAATTCCTTCAGAATTAACTGTAAAAGAATAATTAATTTCAAAAGATTTATTTGTTATCGTTAATGGAATCAATAAAGAATTTGAATTTAACAATGTTGTCGAGCCCACTTTCAAAATTATATTGAAAGTTGCTGAGGAAATCGCGCTGATCTGTCCAAACATTTTTCCTGAGAAGGACTTTCCTGTTGTTAGCATTGGATTATCTAAATTCGTACTCGAAACTAAAGTAGTGTTTCCAAGAATAGTTCCACTTAAGATAGAATTTAAAGTTGCTGTATTTATTGTTATTGGTGTTGCCTGTACAAATGAGAATAAGTTGACAACATTTCCTCCTCTTGTTGGAGTTCCATTTGAAGATAGTAATTGAACTGCCTGACCATATCCGCTTAAATTTGCATTCCCGGCATCGCTTAACATTAAAGTACCACTTGTATCTTGCAAAGAATAATTTCGTGATGCCGTGTTTGAATTTGATAAAAATGAAGAAAATGTATTAGCAATATTCCTAAAGGCAATTTTGCCGTTTAAAAATGATTTTACTCCTGATACTTCCTGATTTGTATTTGTAGTCATATCTCCCATCCATGGCACAACTACATTTCCAATAATATCTGCTTCAATTCCGTTTATAGTTCTAACTATATGTTGATTGTTTACTTTTGCACCTTGACCATCTTCAGTTCCTGCCTTGATGTCTAAAAGTCCAAACTCTGCGCCTATTCTCATATTGCCATAAGAATTCATGTTAATAAACGGCTTGGTTCCTTCCGTCATTTCCATAATAATGGATGCGGCAGATCCATTTACCCCCAATTGTAATGCTTCAAGACTATTAATCGTTGCTCTTTTTTGTGTTTCAATTAAGAAGTTTGAATTTTCAGTGTTTATTATTTTTGTTGCTGACATTGTAGACAACATTTGAATAGCACCTTTCCCAAAATCACCTCCTGATAATGTAGTAGAACCACCTTGACCATCAATAGAAATTCCTCCAGCACCACCTTTTAAGGCTAATTTTGAATTATTTGCATTGATTTCAAAAACATTATTTTGATTAATAAGTGCTGTTGAGATAGAACCTCCACCATTATATGATGTTATATTAATACGCTTCGCTCCAATATCTAGAGACCCACTTGTATGAACCCCGATTCCTGTTTCTGACTCAGAGTCAGATTTTCTCATGTTAATTGTTGAATAAGTAGAATCATCTGACTCGCTATAACCAAGGTATACTTCTTTCTGAACAATTCCTTCACTACCGTTTTCTAATGTCTTTTGTAGCGTTATATCTTCTCTCACTGCCAATGTCCCATTAAGAATCTCGTCAGGGAAATAGAAAGTTGATTTAGTCCCCGTAAGGTTTTTTCTAAAATTTAAAATATTACCATCTCCGTTAGTGTCGGTATAATCTATATAACCTCCATCACCTGAGGTACATAAAGTAAAAAAATCAGGATTGTAAATGCCATCTTTTCCAAAAGACAGGGATATAGAATCAGATTTGATTTTAGATTCAAACCAGTCAGTTTGCATTACTATAGAGTTACCCGTAGTATCAGTATTGCCTTCTCCAAGTACTTCCTCAAGTGTTTGATAAATCGCTCCGCCAACAATTATATCACCAGAACCTACTATAGATTCTCCGTTAATAGTTTTAAAATCAGATTTTGAAGCGACATCTTTATCAGATAATATAACATTTCCATTTTCATCTAATGTCAATAAATTTTCAACATCTTGACTGGCAATTCTTATAAGATTATATGAGGCGCTATTGCTAATATATACTACTCCTGAATTGGTTACTGCCATATATCTCGGAGAATTTCCTGCAGTGCCAAAAAGGCTAACTGCTCCTGTTGGAGAAATTTTGTAAACTAAACCATTATCATAATCATTATTATGGACGTATAGATAACCATTTTCTGCAATATAAGGTTCGAATGATTTATAGGCTAATGAAGCAAAAACATTGGTAATAATTCCAAGATTGCTTAATGAATAAATATTTTTATCATCATCATCATACGCTGTAATATATAGTGATCCATCAGGTTTTACGCATGCAGTTCCGATTTCAAAACTTAAAGTTGCAAAATTCTTTACTGTGCCATTTGGATCTAATTTATAAATTAAATTACGGGTCTGATAATCATAAAAATAGCCATTTGATTCCAAATCAAATCCTAAAAGGCTTATTGATAAATTGCCGGTATAATATTCAATAGTATTTGATGTAACAGTGTTTACCCTTAGTATTTTTTGCGAGACATGTTCCTGAAGGTATATATTATTGTTTTTATCAATTCCCATATGATAATAACTCAAAATAGAAGATCTTAACACAGATAAAATACCAGTGTTATCAAATTTCACTAAAATATACTTTGAAACACCATCAAAATATTCCAGGAATAAATCTCCATTATTTGGACTTACTATTATTGACCCTTGTATCAAGCATCCTACCGGAAATGAATAATAATCAATAATAGTTTTATCCAAGTTTACTTTTTTAACGATATTTCCATAAGGAAAATAAGCTGTTCCATCAATCCCGGCAGTTGGAATAACATCCTGGGTAAAGATTATTTCACTAACTGTTTTTGATTCGTTTTTTAATTTATTGAACCTTAAACCGCTTTTTCCTTCAACCTGGCTATCAATTTCTGTAACAGAATTAATAGTTATTTTATTTCCTGTATCTGTAATATTTGACTGTACTAAATTTAAATTACCTTTTGAGTCGCGGTCTATTTTGGTAAGTCTGTTTGTATCTCCATTAATAGTAGGTATTTGAGGAATAACTTCTGAAAGCAATTCTTCAATACCCTCAACATCTTTCACAGGCACTTTTTCGTACTTGTGTCTAAATGAATCCCATGTATCCCAAAACTGGGCTTGTGTAGGTTTTAAACTTGTTCTAAACCATTGTTTTATGGTATTTAATGTTTGTATTGCCATATTTTCTGCTTTTAAATTGTGTAATTAAATTATTGAGTTGATGAATTTCTAAATTGGAATTTTTCTGTGAATGATGAATTCAGAAAGTAAAAAATATTCTTGTCCGGAATTTTAGGCATTTTCCTTATAACCGCTGCTAATAAATAATCCATAATGGTTATTGTTTTTATTTGATTAATATGTAATGTGGTGATTGCTTTTCAGAAAATAACAGAAGGATTTTACAAATTAAGATTGCATAAAAGTTAATTTTTTGAGAGTGTAAAAGTAGAACAGAAGAATAGAAAAAGAACTAGAAAAAACCTTGTGAATTCAGTAGTTTCAGTAGAAACAGAACTTGCTGAAACTACTGAATACAAGAGGTTTGAAATTTTAAAATCACAAAGCTGGATACTACTTTTACACCCAGAAAAACAACTAGCGATGAGTAAAAATGTAATTCATAATTTCAATCTTTCAATAAAAAATAGTACTGATATAAAAAGCTCCGAAGATTTAACCAAGGCTATCATAAAAGAGTTGGCCAAAGTTTCAAAAGAAATGAACCAGCAAAAAGATATTGTACAGGAATGGCAGGAGCAAAAAAATCAAAATGCAACTGCTATTTTAAACAATTCTAGTGCCTCAACCGAAGGAGGCGCCAACGATACCAATGTTGAAACAATCAAAAAAACAACAATGTCGATTAGCAATACTCCTTTGGTTTCTGGGGAAACAAAATCAATTCCAAGCACTCTATTCGGAGGAGGCGTTGCTGATACCACCGGCAGAACAACAATAAGTTCTGCTACATCAGACAACACTACTCCTCCGACAGCAGGAGCAGAAAACAGCTCTCTAAACTTTAGCAATGGCATAACGACTCAAGCTTATGCGAATGTTGCAGCACAACAAACTCTTACAGTACCAGAAAGCCTTCAAACAAATGGTAATGAGCTGTCTGTAGAAGTAATTAAAGCTGAGGTTAAAAAGAAATTAGATGCTGCTATTTCAGCGAATGAAACTTCAGCAATAGAGTATTGGAGAAATATTTCTAAAGCTTTTAATGAAGGTGCCACTGCTCAGGATTTTGATGGTAAACCAAATGATATGCTGTTTACCCAATTGTATGCTATGTTAAAACAGTCAAATCAGGCAATAGAAAATCAAATTTTTAATTGGGATATCGTTCGTGAAAAAATGATTGAGTCAATTGATAATAATATACTTAAAGGAAAAATTTCTATTGACAGTAAGGTACGTTGGAAACTAATCCAAAAACAATTAAAAGATGATACAATCAATGTCGCAAATCTATTTGAACGATACAACGAGTTATTTTTATTATTGAAAGAAGTTGAAGGGCTACATTCGTTACCAAACACTCTTACAATAACCACCAAAACCAAAATTTATCCTAATTTAAGTGCTGATAGGGTTTATGCTGATATTGGAAAAGAAAATGTTTATGTTTTCTTAAAAGAAATAAATAACAAGGAAATTACGGGAAGTGCTGTAAATAAAGGAGCTGTTAAAATTAAAAATACTGGCGCCACTAAATTTATCGTTGGAGAAAGCCTAGATTTTATTCTTGATGAGGTTTTAGTAAACGACATTAAGTTTGAAAAGAAAGATATCAATTGGATTGTTTATAATAGCCAAAAGAAAAATGACAAAGGAATTATTTTTATAAACGAAGGAATTTCCTTTAGTTATAATTTTGATGCCCCAGGAAAATACAAGGTCGAAGCTTATGGTGGAAATCCTGGATCAAATAGTAAGAATAAGAAAAATGTAAAATTAGCGGCTTTTGTAGAAGTAGAAATAATCGCTCAGGAAATTACAATCGTACCTCCGGCAACTATTAAAACCACTTTTATAAGACCTTCTACAGAAGAACAGTTGTTTAAAGTAGGATTAAAAAATCCTGAAGTAAAAACATTAAATCCGTTAAAACTTTATTATCAGATTGCTTATACAAATGCAGATAAAGTAACTACAATTTCAGACGAACAAGAAATGGATTCAACAGGTATTGTTAAGCTTGCTATGCCAAATTTAGGTGAATACAGTATTAAAGTTGTTAGTAAAGATCAATATACTTTGAATCAAAAATACAGTATTAATACAATCAAAAACTTTATTAATAACATCGAGATAATAAAGAACAAGGCCGAAAAAGATATCTATTTATGGAGTAAATCAAATCAGGATGTTCATTTTAAAGCTCAAAGCTTTAAAATGGAGCCAGCTACACCACAGGAAAAACAAAATATAAAATGGCTTGTTTATGATAAAAACGGTCAAATATACGTTCCAGATGGTTTGCCGTTGAAATTAGAAAATAACGAGGCAGGAAAGCAATATCTAGTTAAAGGAGAATCTTTTACCTTTCCAATTCCTAAAAAAGAAGGTGAATTTACAATTGAATCCTATAGTAATGTTAAAGAGGGGTTTAAATCAAAATCAAGTAAAAAAATATTTGTAAAACATCCGCAAGTAACCGAAGCTTACTGGACTTATAATGACGGAAACAAAAAGAAAACATCTGGTTTTGCCGGAGAAATCAATCATATCAAAGCAAGTATTCCGGGATATGTGAATCAGCCGGTCAGAATTAAATTCTATTTAAACGATAGCAAAGACGTTAATTATTATAATGATACTAAAACCAATGACAATGGTGAAATAGATAAAGTCTTAAAATTTGATGCCAATTTGCAGAAACATTTTGGAATTAAAAATGGAAAAACTGCCAAAATTAGATTTGAGCTGGAAGGAATACAAAACGGAAATGTGCCTTATTTATTTAAAGAAAATACCAACGCTTATAAAGAAACTTTATTAAATGTTACAACGAGTGCAAAAATAACCGATGCTTATTTCATGTATGACGGTAATCGTGTAAATCCATTTACTCAAGTTCCTTATGGAGCAAAAGTAACAGGAATAGTTAAGACTTTAAATATGGTTGGAAAAGTTGTGAATTTGAAAATCTACAAAGATATTCATCGTCCAAAACATACCGCCAAAGCTATTGTAGACAATGAGGGAATTGCTGTCATTAATTTTACATTGAACAAAAATTGGAAGGAAATAAATGCACTATCAGGATTAATGGATACATTTTATATTGGAATTAAAGGTGTCGAATCTAAAATTTCTTTACAGAATGGGATGAATGCGGTTTCTGTGAGTGGTATAAAGCCAGCTGAAAAGAATAATTCTAAAATAGATAATACTGGCTTAGGCATGATTTGGGGAGGAAAAGTAAGTATTAAATTTAGACAAAAAGTTGTTACAATTTGTAAAGATCTTTGGGGAGAAGATAGAAAGTATGAAATGGCAAATGCTTTAATGATTGCTATGTCTGTCGAAACTGCCGAAACATTTAGTAGCTCACTAATAAAATTAACCAAAAATGGATATGTTGCTATTTCTAAAGAAGAACATAGAGATAATCCGGATTTAGTAAAAGGAAATGCTATTGGTTTAGCTCAATTTACATTTAAAGCAATACGATCACTTATTTTAAATGAAAGAGGAATTCCAGAAAACGAAAAAACGATTACAACTATTACGCTAAAAGAAATTAATGATTATAAACAAAAATTAGCATTATTATCTCCCGAAGATCAGTTAGATTATGTTAAAGCATATTTTATGCTATTCAATAACTATAAAAAGGTTACGAGACCAGAAGATGTTTATATGATTATATTTGCGCCAAGTGCTACAGGAAAAGGAGATAATGTCAATATCTATAAAAAGTTTTTAATAGAAGAAGATAAAAATAAAGGAAAAGTAAATCCGAATTATAGAGATAATGCTGCAATGGATATTAAAAATGACGGATTTAACAAAGGAAATAATGATAGTATAATTCAATCCGGAGAATTGTTGGCCAGATATAGAGAAATGGAAAACAAAGGACTAAGATATGCTATTGATATCAATGAAGGTAGAAAACTTAATCAAGTTCTGGCAGAAAAAATAATAAAGGGAGGAAGAGTAACTTTTGGAGATTCTCATGTTTCAAATAAAATGGATAAGGCAATGGCTCAGGATAATATAACTGATACATCTCTTGGTAAGAATGCAAAAAGAAGTAATTATAAAAGGGCACCAGGTGGTGAGATAGAAATTTTATCTGAATTACTATATATTATGTATCAATTAAGTAAAGATTATAGATTTAAAGTATCTGAAATTAGTGGAGCAGATCATTCTAGAAATAGTAGACATTATTTTGGGAAAGCGTTTGATGTTTCTGAGATAAATGGATTAGATATAGGTCAAGGAATTGGAGATGAAGCAGTGGCAAATCCTAAAGTCTCAGATAAATTAATAGAAGAATTTAGATTAAAAGCATTAAGTTATGGAGCATTGTTAGTCTGGAATAAACTTAATGACAAAGTTAAAAAAGAACATCATAATCATTTTCATGTTGAAGTGAAATAG